CTATCTGCGTAGCAGAGTTGACTGATGGTGCAGCAGAAACATTTCCAGCCTCAGCCTGAACTTCATAACCAACATAAGGGTTGCTAACTCTCACTTGTAATATTTCATCAGCAGACCATCTGTTAGCATCAATGGTTCTTACAGCAGCATCCTTGAAACTACCATCCCAGACACCGGTTCCATAAACAGCAGCAGGTGGACGTTCACTATTGTAGGTATCAAAGTTAGTGTCTAACTCAGTTTCTGGGTCTCCATAAATAAGAGGCTTCCAGTCAACACCTACTCTCATATCTCCACCACCAGAAACATTCTTGTAGCAGTAAAGGGTCAAACCTCTAACAGACTTAAGAGCATTAGGTTCTCCCAGAGACATCCAAGTTGTTTCGTAAGTATAAGGAGCACAGCCGGTTGTTGCTTGTCTAACTGGTTGCTGAGCACCGTCATTAGTGTAGCCTTCACCCTTAGCACCACACCAGACAAAGACGCCATCATTAAACTCTCCTTCATCAACGCCGTCAATGACAGGAAGGTTTGACTGACTTCCGTTTCCACCAAAAGCAACCCAGCCTTCTGGGATGTAAGTAAAACAACCAGCAGGAATATTTCTTCTAAAAGACCAAGAGCTTACAGGAGGATGGAAAACAAAGCCTTGTGAAGAATAGCGGCTACCATCCATAGGGCAAGTGCACCAATATTCTTTGTCTCTTTGAGACCAGACTGCTTCACAACGAGCGAGAGCGTTCTGACTTATTTTTTTACTTTCAGGTTCAATAGGCTCACCGATAGGAACAAGCCCAGCACCACCATCAAAGTTTCCTTGCTTCTGAATAGCATAGAAGGCTTTATCAGAGCCTAAGAACACAACCCCTACACCCGGCACGTCTACAACCGACTTAGGGCTCAGAGACCCAACAGAGCGCGTCAGAGGGACTTGTTTGAATGGAAGGTCTAGGTTCTCAGTCGGAACAAGAATGTCGATGCCATTCTCACGGAACACATAGCATAAGTTGTCTGTTGAGTGAAGACCTGTAATGCCTCCACCCTTTGCGCCTAAGTCTATGTAGTTTAGTGAAGGCATCTGTTCTGGGAAACCAGCACGAGAGTAATAAACAACCGTCTTTTGTTCAGCGATGCCTGAGATAAGAAGTCTGTTTTTGAAAGCAGTAGCAACTGTTGCTGTTGAAGGATAGACACCAGAAGCAGTAGCACTTGGAGCCTGTGAGCCTAAGCCGCTATCTGGGATAAGGTCAAGGTAGTTTGTTGTGACATTATCAGGTAGGTCTGTTAAGAAGTAAAGAGTTTGGTCTCCGTTTACCGCACCGTGTGTTTCGTGGACACCACCAGATAGCTGGTTCTTTGTTCTATAAAGACGACGCTTGACTGTGCCCTTTGGCCCAATAGGAATAGCCTGCAAAGCAATACCGTGCTTGTAGTCTTTGCGTTCAGAGGTTTCAGTTAGACCAGCCTGATAAGTCCAAGTTACTTGCGCAGAGAGAGGAGAAAGCGGACCTTCTGCACCGGTGTCGCTAATATAAGAAACAGCATACTGATAACAGTTACGAGTGTTGAGAGAAACATTTTGTATCTGGTTGTTTGTATCAATGGTTTCACGCTCAGGTGAAGGAGCCATTCCCAAGTTTCCACGAGCATCAAGGACAACTAAGCCACCTGCTCCAATACGAACAACGTGGTTTAGTGAGCCTGCTGACTGGTCGCCTATGTTTCCTTTGTGAACTCCCCAAGCAGGGATAGGCTCTGGTGGAGGAGGAACTGAGTTAAAGAAAGCAGTTCTAGTCTGGCCTAAGTCATCAACGATAATAGGCCGGCATCCACCGCGAATAATAAATAGATAACGACCAATAGGAATGTAGTGAGTTCCAACATCGTTTGCTTCTGGTATAGGTCTTCCGGTGTCAATGGAAGAATAAATGGTTGGTCCTTGGATGGAGTGAAGAGCGCAACTAAAAGCGCCTTGGCTTTCATAAAAAAGAGCATGTTTTCCTGTACGATGAAACTGATGCGAGTAAACTGAAACAACAGGAGCGCTTGTGTAAGGAGGCTCAGGTGTAGCATCATCTGGGTTTAGATAGTCAGTGTAAGAGCGGTCATTCAACCAACATAGACGGCCATCGTCATAGCGCAAGTTTTTTATTTCGCTCGCAGCAATACGATAAGGGCGAAGGTCAACGCCACCAATAAACTCTAGTTTAGCATCAGCCATTTATTTTATCCCTTGTAAATAAGCGAATAGTTTGGAGACCTGATGTGCCAAGCATCATAGGTGACGGACATACTTTGTCCTCGCTGTGTAACAACATCACGCTCAGAAGCATAACGACTGTCTAGCACTCGCTTGCGTTTTTCAAACTTACGCTGGGAAACATCAGCAGCAGTTCCGTTTCCAAACTTCATGTGAATGTCAACAAGAGCCCTATCGACAATAAGATGGTGAAAATGTTCTGGTATCTTAGGAACATCGTAGTCATCTACCAAGTCATAGGGCCTGTAAAGATAACGAAGATGCCAGAACGTTTGCTGTGAAGTTTCGTAGTTTGCATCACCGACTGTGATGGTCTTGTCTGCAACAGTAGGTCTTGGGTGAAAACGAATAGCCTTGCAACCGGTAGCAGATACCCAGCGGTTAGCCCAATAGTTTCCTCTTTTGATAGAAGTTAGAAGAGTGTTGTCAAAGGTAACGGTCGCAGAGTTCTTGTCATAAATAGTTCCGATGTGGTAGAACACATAGTTGTCTTGGTTGGCCTGCTTATGACCGTAATAAACTTTCAAACGAAACTTTCTTGCTTCATCGGTTGCAGTAATGGCTGTGTCTGGGGAAATAGTGATAGTGTCATTACTGGATGTGGTAACACCTTGCAAGTCAGTAAAGCCGCTTTCTGCTCCTGTGTGGTCTATGAAGGTTGAAGCGAAATAGTAAGTATCATCAGGCAAAGAACTACCAGCACCACTGGCAGTAGTTGAAATGCCGTTTGGTATTTCCGGGGCATGAGTTTCTGAAAGTGGCACATAGTAGTTTGGCTTTTGTCCTGAGATATCTTGGTTAAAGTCTAAGTCAACTTCAATACGTCGAGGAATAGCTATAGTCTTTCCTTTACGGTTGACGTTGATAGGGTAGTTTGGGAAAGAAATGTCTTCTATTTCTACGAGGTCTTGAGGTAGGTAAGCATAGCGATGATAGATGGTGAAGTCGCTGGACGCTGTGCTTGTGTAAGTGTCGCCCTCATAAGGTCTGTCAAGCTTTACTTGCTGGTTTGTAATAATGTTTGTGATGATGTAGGAGATACCATTCTTGTCTTTGATGGCTGCGCCAATAAACTTCTCATCGATGTTTGGGTCTGCTGACTGGTAGAAAGCAGAGGAGAACGACACAAGGTCAGATGCAAATGTAAATGTTGCAGCGTTGTAAGTAGCTGGAGAGAAAGCCAGAGTTGTTCCTGTGAAGTCTGGGAAGACACGGAAGTCCTTTTCCTTGATGTTGAATAGGTAAGGTCTGTCCATCCATATTTCCATGTAAGCGTCGTTGATGACGCCATCAAGGTAGCGACCCATTTGCTGACTTGGAATAGGTGTGTAGTCTAGTTGGTTGAGTATTCTACCCCTCAGTTGAGCTAGGTTCATCTGCTTTCCTCCAAATAGTCAATAGCATTTCTAAGTAAGTCAGTGTTGTCTTGTAGCAAACCAATAGCCGTGTTGCAACAACTACAAAGAAGTCCTCTAACTTTTCCTGTTTCGTGGCAATGGTCTACTGCGAGAGCCTTGCCTTCTTCCGTGTGATGCTTTCCGCAAATAGAGCAGCGGCCATTCTGTTCTTCTAGCATCTCTTCATAGTCTTCAATAGTTATTCCAAAGAAGCGTAGTAGTTGTCGGTTTCTTGCTGCTCGCTTGTTCTTCTGGTAATAGGTAGCATCTCTTTCTTTGCGTGCCTCGCCACCTTCACGCTTACTTCGCATAGCCAGTTTGCATTCGTGCGAGCAATACTTAGACCAGTCTCTTGTAGCTTCAAACTCCTTATCACAAACCACACATTCTTTTTGCATCAAGTGTCTCCTACTCTACAAACGAAATGTCATTATAAAAAAGCCCCCGCCCCTGAAAACAGAGACGAGGGCACCGGACTGTTAGAAGTCAGGTTTAGGCGAAGAGTCCGAAGACCCAAACGTCAGCAAGGTTTGCTGTGTCAGCCTCTAGGGCCTGAGCAAACGGAAGGCGGTTTGCGTCCACCGCGTCAGCGTCGTAGAGAGCAGCCTGACCAGCAGTACTGCCGGTAGTAAGGACTGAGCCCTCTACGGTGGTACCGACAACGTTGGCTCCCTCGGCGTAGCCCTTGACGACGACAACCACACGGTCTTCGGCAGCAGCGTTCGTAGCACTTCCGTCGTGGCTTACCATAATGCCGATAGCCTGCTGTGTAGCAGCGGCATCAGCATCGGCACGCACAACGTAAGCAACACGGTCAGCACCAGTTTTGGATGTGTCGAAGCAGACAACATCTCCAACGGCAATAGCACCACCCGCATAGAACGTTTCGGTTACGCGACGGTTAGAAGCTGCAACCTTGCCGTTTGCAGCGGAAAGATACTGAATGATATCTGATGTAGCCATTGTATTACCTCCTAGCTTTCAGCGTCAACGATAAGCGCTGACGACCCAAGGTGGTTTGCAGTTAGACCACCCATGAATAGAATACGGCCATATCTACCATCGTAGCCGCTAATGTTCTCAAAGCCCGTGAAGGTGAAGTCAGCGCCTGAGTGAACATGCATCTGAATACCATCAAGGTTGAGAAGCATAAAGGAGTTCTTGCCAAGGTTCGTACCTGAGCCAACATCCATCTGACGCTCTGGCATAATGACACCAGAAGAGAACTGAAGCGCAGTTACGCCAGAGGCGTCAAGCGTCTTCGCGTCAATGTAACGCTCCTTATCAAAGAGGCTGTTACGGTAGAGGGTGTAAGCAGCAGGGCTTGCAAGAGTAAGGTGGAAGCGACCACCGTCACCACCAGCAGGAAGAAGCGTAGAAGCCTTTGTCTCTACCTCGTAAAGATGGGAGATATCAAAGGAGCCGTTGCTGTCCTTCAACTGGTTCTGAAGGCCGACAATACCGAGACGGGAAAGAGTACCCATGGTGTTCGCAGGAGTACCACCGTCAGCTTCTGGGGCGTTCTGCTCTAGGAAGCCAGTGGAAACGCCGAAGTCAGAAACAGTGTTTCCGTTTAGCGTGCCCATTGCGGTGAAGGCGCTGTCGTTCTTCACAAGCTGTTTATTTACTTG